TTATTATGGCTTTTAGGCGTACCGGTTCATGATAAACAGTCTTAATGTCCCCACACCACCGGCTTCCCCTAAGGTGTCACCGCCACCAACGCCACGATCACAAGCGTCATCAAGCACAATATCGGTCGTGCCTCAGCGCATCCCAGATGTTCCGGTATATGTAAACAATCGGCTTGTTTACGTCCCCGAGCATTTAAGACGAGATGTTTGTAGGGCCATTAAAGAAATTAAAGTTGACTACATCAAAATCTTGCGTTTAAAAAAAGAATTAATCTTAAACCAAAATATTTTGATCGAACTGCTTAATCATGCCAAATATCGCTGGCATGCATGGCTTGACAGAACCCCATGCGAGATTAGCGCGTCCGAACGAATTGAAAGTCTGTTTATTAACAACGAAAATCTTTTGCCGGAAGAAAGCGACTGGGTTTGGCAAATCATACACGATTATAAAGGCATTGTTGAGAGAACGGTGTCGCAAAGCAATTCAAACCCTATCCCGCCGATATGGATGGTTTCTAGCGTGTCGAGTAGTGGTAGCCGGTGTTGTGATATAATGTAAATTATAATGTTTAATTCCCTATCGTCGTTTATGCGAGAACACAATGCGTATTGGCTGCGGTACCAATCAAATGCGACTGCGGACAACAACCCCGGACGCGTTGAAGCTAATAATGTTATGAACATAAGAGCTCAGGAAGAGCAGGAAAAACTATACACTAAAAAAAACAAGCCTGCAAAACCTTTATTATTTGACTATTATAAAACGCTTTACAAGAAAGACTAAGTCGTTTATAGTTAAATTACTTTATCAATATAAAATCAGGAGAACAGCCAATGACCCGATTAAAGCCGAGTGCGGCACTATTAAAAACTGCTAAAACTTTTTATGACAATGGACTTATAACCATGCCGCTGAAGGGCAAGGTACCCATGGTTAAAAATTGGACGCAGTTAGAGCTTCCAGAGGCCTTTGACGCCGACTATTACACAACGAGCTCAGCAGGTTGGGTGATTCGTGAGCCTTATATCGTTATAGACGTGGACGTGCGCCCAGAGATTAATGGAATGGTTGGCCTACAACGGTTAGCTGACGATCTTGGGTTTGATTTTTTAACAAACGCTGGCGTCATGGTGCGGACGCCTACTGGTGGCTTACATTTGTACTACAAAATCTTCCAGAGCGGCGTGAGCTACAAAAAAAACTTGGCAGCTTACGAAGGGTTGGACTTTCTAAGAGACGGCCACCAAGTATTGATACCCAACAGCGAAACAGACTCCGGCACGTACAGACTAGACGGACGTGCGCCAAATAAATTCTCAAATATTGTCGAGATACCGGAGGGGCTACACCTTTTATTAGAGCAAAAAGAGGCCGAGTCGTGTGGTGGCACTGGCTATTTTACTGACAATAAAATGGATAAGTTGCTATTGACAGGCTACGTTAAACAGTTGGGTGTGATTGGTGAGGGCGAGCGCAACAATGCGTTGTATAAAATGGCGTGTCGGGGCTACGATCTAGGGTTGTCGCCCGAAGTGGTACTCGGTATTGTAGCGGATTCGGATTGTTTTGTGCCGCCATTGTCGACTAGAGAGATGGCTACAACGCTTGTGAGCGCATTGAGCACTCGGCAAAATAAGATCGGCTCCCATGCTGTTGAGGAAGCACTGAAAGCCCTAGGCCCTATAGATTCTGGCTGTTCTCCCGGCCAAGGGCTTAATGACGTGCTTCCCCAAGAGCAAGCGGACGCTCAGTTTGCTGAGGTATGCCCGTGGCATGATAAGCTACACAAAACCAAACATGGCACCGTGAGTTCTCAGAATTTTTGTGTCCGAAATTGCGCCATATTTTTAAAAAACATGAAAGAGTTTAAGGGCAAGTTGGGCTACAATGAGTGGAGCCGTGAGACTGTGTGGTTGGCCCCATGTAGTTGGCACGCATTTGATAAAGCGGATTGTATGCCCAATGGCATTGCGGTGACGGACGACGATTTGTTGTCGATCAAAACGTTGTTTAATGACATGGAGTTTGACCCGTTGGTTAACCAGATATACCAAGCGGCTCGGACTGTTGGCTTTGAACAGAGTTTTCACCCAGTTAAAAAATGGTTTAGTGAGTTGCCTGAGTGGGATGGTGTCGAGCGGGTACGCAGTTTGTTCCCAAAATATTGCAATGCCGAAGACACAGCGTTTAACCGTGAGGTTGGCGAGGTATTGATGTGTGCGATTGTGAAACGGATTTATGAGCCGGGCTGCAAGTATGATCACATGGTGGTGTTGGTGGGCCCAGAGGAGCAAGGCAAGTCCACAGCAATTAAGGCCTTGTCGGTGTTTAATAGTTGGTTCACGGATTCGTTGGGCGACATTAACAAGACCGGCGACGCCATCCAGCAGATTAAAGGTAAGCTGATCGTGGAGGACTCAGAGCTTAATGCCTTTATGAGCCGGTCCAATACGGTGGCGAGTGTTAAGGCGTTTATATCTCGGGAGGTTGACCGAGCACGACTGGCGTATGCGAAGTTGACCGAGGACGTACCACGCCAGTGTGTGTTTATGGGCACAACAAACGAGAACCAATTTTTGAATAGCGTTACGGGTAACCGCCGGATATGGCCAGTGGAGGTGTACGATATTGACGTGCCAACGCTTACCAACGACTTACCACAGTTGTATGCCGAGGCCTTGGTCGTTTACAAAAAGCGGTACGCTGGGTTAAAGAATGGGTTGGTGTTGCAATCGGCAGAAGCGATTGAGCAGGCCAAGAAAGCTCAAACTAGCCGCATTGAAGTGGACGAGCTTGAAAGAGTGATCCAAGAGTGGTTAAATAAAGGCGTGAGAGACGGTTTCCAGTTGAGTGATGTTTGGGACGGTTTAGGTCGAGATATAATACACCTAAGCATTAAGGAACAAAAGCGTCTGGAGCGTGCGTTGTTAAAGTTGCAGTATAAACGCAGTGATAATGGGTTTGTGAAAGTTGGAGGTAAAAAATGATTGATGAAACTAGTACAAAGGAAGAAGTGTTGGAAGCGGTGAAGCAAGATGGGTATGCGTTGGAGTATGCTAGTGAAGAACTGAGGGGGGATCGTGAAGTGGTGCTGGCAGCGGTGAAGCAATGGGGGGGCGCGTTGCAGGATGCGAGTTATGAGTTGCGTGGTGATAAAGAAGTTGTAATGGAAGCGGTGAGGGAGAATAGCTTTGCGTTGGAGTTTGCGAGTGAGGAATTACGCAATGACAAAGAGGTGGTGCTGGCAGCGGTTGGTTACAATGGGAATTTGTTGAGGAATGGGCGTGCGTTGAAATATGCGAGTGAGGAATTGAAGAATGATATAGATGTGGTTAGGGCAGCTTTGAGTAAGTCTTGGACCGCAGTTAACTATGCAAGTAGGCAAATACAACGTAACATTATTCAAGATTGGTTAGGAATTAAAGAGGTAAAAAATGATTGATAAGACTAGTACAAAGGCAGAGTGTTGGGCAAATGCGAGTGAGACATTGAAGCGTTATCGTGAGAAGCTACTGGAAGCGGTGAAGCGGGGGGATACGTTTATTAATTTGATTAGGATATTGGAGCATGATCGTGAGATGGTACTGGAAGCGGTGCGAGCGAACGGGTATGCGTTGGTTACTTTGAGTGATGAGTTGCGTGGGGATCGGGAGGTGGTACTGGAAGCGGTGAAGCAGGATGGGAGTGCGTTGCAGTTTGCGAGTTATGAATTAAAAAATGATCGTGAGTTCATCTTAGCAGCGGTTCGACAGAATGCGAGCGCGTTGGGGTGGGTTAGTGAGGAAATGCAAATTGACATGGTGCAAGGGTGGGCTAAGTGTATGGAACAGGAGTTAAAAAATGATTGATATGATAACTTATTGGCAAGTGGGGGTATTTAGTATAGTGTATTGGGGTTCGTTGATGGGGGCCGTGGGGTTTGTTATTGCCGGCCCGGATTTAGACGAAAACGATCGAACCTTAGGCGGAGTATGCTACAACGTTTTAGTACGTCTTTTACTGGCTGCGGTTGCGTTAGTGGTGTGGTATTACGTCTTCACATTTATTTTGTTTTTATTCTTTGAAACATTGGGAGCGTTGTAAGATGAGTGACGATATAAGATCGCATAACATTGGTGCGTCGGACTATTCCAAGTACAAAATACAGCCATGGGATATTTGGCTTGAGTACAATTTAAATCCGTGGGACGCTGATATTGTTAAACGTGTGCTACGCAACAAACCGGGTGAGCGACGACTGGATTATGAGAAGATCATCCATGTGTGCCAAGAGCGTATTCGGCAAATAGATGAAGCTACTCAGATGGGATTTGGGGATGTGTCCATTGCGTTATTGAAACAAGTGTCGGAGGATAAAAAATGCTAACAAAAACAAAACTAATAGAACTTTTACAAACCTGCAAGATTTTTAAACCAGAATTTTTACACGAATCAGATGTAGACCCGAAGTTTTTGTCAGACCCAGAGGTAATGCTACTGGCAATGAAACGCGCCTCAGACAGTATCAGTGAGGCAAGCGAGGAATTGCAGGCTGATAAAGAGTTTATGCTGGAAGCGGTGAAACAGGATGGGCGGGCGTTAGCGTATGCGAGTGAGACATTGAAGGGTGATAAAGAGGTGGTGCTGGAAGCGGTGAAACGGGATGGGATGGCGTTAGCGTATGCGAGTAGGGAATTACTTGATGATAAAGAAGTTGTACTGGCAGCGGTGAGGCAGGATGGGAATGCGTTGCTGTTTGCGAGTGAGGAATTAAAAAACAATCCGTCGGTAGCGTTTGAAGCTATGAAAAATGACGTGTACGCCTGTAGGTACGTCGGCAAAGAGTTAGTCGAGGATATAGTAAGTGTACTAGAGCACTGGGCACAGGGTATGCCTACAGTTTGGGCAGAAGCATTGGAAGAAAATGGCTGGATGAGAGGGTGGGTTCGATAATGATTAAACCAACTTTAACCTATGACCCCTTAACGCAAGAGTATTATTATAAATGCAGTCGAGAAGAGAAGGACATACCAAAACAGTGTCGGATGAAGTGGTCCGCTGGCAACACGGCTTGGAAAACTAAAGACTGGGCATTGGCCATGAGAGCCGCAGAGCTTTCAGGCATTGGTACCGAGATGTTTAGAGATAAACTTTTACAGCCACCAGCTCGACTCACCTTACCAGATTTCTTATACGACTACCAGAAGGAAGGCATCCAAACGATTGTGGCCAATAAAAACTTATTGCTGGCGGACGAGCAGGGCCTAGGTAAAACCGTACAAACCATTGAGGCCTTGCGATACATCGACGTCCGACGCATTTTAGTATTGTGTCCGGCCTCACTAAAGTATATGTGGCAAGAGCAATTCGACCAATGGTCGGATAACTTACTCACCCAAGTAGTGGCCAACGGTAAGTCGGCAATCGTAGCCACGAACAATGTGGTGATTGCTAACTACGATCTGGTATCCAAACGCTATATCTATGAGCAATTGCGGGCATGGTCGCCCGATATGGTGATCTATGATGAAGCGCATTATCTTAAGAACCCCACGTCTAAACGAGCCAAGGCGTCGTTTCTACTAGGGGCTAGAGCCGACCGGCGGCTGATGCTTACGGGTACCCCTATGCTTAATCGGCCGATAGAGCTTTATAGTATTTTAAGATTTTTAAAACGAGAAACGGTTGAGCCATACGACAATTATAAAAAATACGGGTATAAGTTTTGTAACGGTAAAGAGGGCCCGTTTGGTTTTGATGTTAAGGGAGCCAGTTGTACCGACGAATTGAACTACAGACTCAAACGCACCGTGATGCTACGGCGGTTAAAGAAAGATGTACTTACCGACTTACCAAGCAAGACGATGCAGATTATTCCTATGGAGCAAACCAAGGATACCAAAAATATAGTCAAGCAAGAAGGGCTGTTTGATGTGGCCAAGATTTTAGAAAAGCCAGATGCTAACCTTATCGGCGAGATGGCTACTATTCGGCGAGAGCTTGGAGAAGCTAAGCTGCCACAGAGCATCGGCTACATTAAAGATGTGATGGCGAGCGGCGTTGAAAAGGTTGTGGTGTTTGCGTACCACAAAGTAGTATGTGAAGGGTTGTACGAAGCGTTTAAAGACGACGGAGCAGTGCTAGTCTATGGCGGTACAGCGTCAACAGATCGCCAACGCTACGTTGACCGCTTTCAAAAAGACGCAGACACTAAAGTATTTATCGGCCAGATACAAGCTGCCGGCACTGGGCTTACCCTAACCGCAGCCAGTCACGTGGTATTTGTAGAGAACAGCTGGGTGCCCGGAGAGATGGACCAAGCAGTTGACCGGTGCCACCGGATTGGCCAAGAAAATAAAGTAACGGCGCAAGTATTGGTTGTTAAGGATAGCATCGACCATGTTATAATGAGGTCTATGTTTTTTAAAAAGAGAAAGATTAAGGAGGTTTTAAAATGAATGTGTTGAGTTTGTTTGACGGTATGAGTTGTGGCCAAATTGCGCTAGACCGCCTAGGCATAAAAGTAGAAAATTATTATGCCAGCGAGATTGACAAATACGCCATTAAGATTGCTCAGAAAAACTATCCAAACACTATCCAGTTGGGCGATGTTAAAAACGTAAAGGGTGAAGATTTACCAAATATTGATTTACTTCTGGCAGGTTCGCCTTGTCAAGGGTTTAGTTTTGCGGGAAAACAGCTGGCATTTGATGACCCTAGATCGGTATTGTTTTTTGAGTTTATTAGGCTATTAGAAGAGTGTAAACCAAAATACTTTTTGCTCGAAAATGTACGCATGAAGAAAGAGTATCTTGATGTTATTACAGATTTAGTGGGGGTTGCGCCTATCTTAATTAACAGTGCGCTAGTTAGTGCGCAAAATCGTCAACGATATTACTGGACTAACTTGCCTGTTGCTGGCCAACCAGAGGACAAGGGTATTGTGCTTGGAGATATTATCTATGATGACACGTATAAGGTATTTACGGATGAAAGAATAACCAAAACAAAAAAGGCGACAAAAAATTACGTTCAGTGGGATTTGAGTGGCAAAGGTTATGGGTCTCAAGGAGATAGAGCTTACTTCAAAGAAAAAAAGGTAGGTACCTTACCCAAATCAAGTCCCGCTAATAAATCAAATATTGTTTTAGATTATGAAAATGATATTTATAGACGCATGCATCCGATAGAGGCTGAAAGATGTCAACAGGTACCCGATAACTATACAAGTGGGGTGAGTGATAATAAGAGACTTGAAATGCTGGGTAACGGTTGGACAGTAGATGTTATTTGTCACATTTTAAAAGGAGTGCGTGATGGAAGTAATTGACCACAGAACAGAAAAACTTAGTAAGATTGTTAAGCTAGAAAAGAACCTAGACATGGCTGCTCAATACGCACCTCGACTCGTTAAACGCTTGGGGGTGGGTAGTAAACACGCTTTCCCAAGCTGTTATAGTTTCGACGCAACGTATGGGTATTTCGTAGCCAAAGACGGAAGCAAGCTCCCGGGTGCCAGAGTGCATATACACCACAATTTATTGGACTTATCGGTTGTAGAAAACTGGGGGCTATCATACATTGACGAGATACTTGACCCAAAGAACCGAGCATTAGATGATCTGGTTAAGCGCATGGCAAATTCGTTTAGAGCAGGGACGCAAGTACTATGAGCGCACATTCACTATTCGGCGCATCAGCCGCACACATTTGGACTAACTGTACGGCGCAGCCATGCTTGGCTTCACAAGCTAAAACATTTGAGGAGTCAAGTGATTATGCTAACGAAGGAACCACGGCGCATAATATAGCCGCCGAGATTTTAAAAGACGTGTTACCACTGAAGTCGGTCGGTACCTTGCCCGACGAGATGATCGACGCCATTATGATGTACGTGAACTACGTCCTGCGACACGTTAAGAAAACCAGTAAGCTATATGTAGAGCAACGTATCCGACTCGACTCCATAGACGGTGGTCACTTTTTTGGCACGGCAGATGCTATTGTTTCGTCCAAGACAACCCTAACGGTTATCGATTTTAAATACGGCCAAGGCATTAGTGTGCAGCCAGAGAACAACCCCCAATTGCTTTACTATTTGTTGGGCGCAATAGAGCTTGAGGGGCTTGACATCATGTGCGGTAAAAAGTTTTATGTAGCTATTGTGCAACCGCGGATGGAGAAAGACCCAATTCGTAAAGTTGAAGTGCCGGCTCGATCGCTGGTTGCGTTCCAAGCGTTTCTCGAAGGAAGGTACGAGAAAGTAAAGGAAGACCCAGAATACAACCAAGGCCCATGGTGCCAGTTTTGTAAAGTGAAAGGTGTGTGTCCCGAGCTTAAACGCATTAGCAACGTCACGACTAAAACTGATATTGAAGGTGATGTTACGTCGTTGCCGGAGGTCGAGCAGTTGAGTATGGAAACAATTAGCAAGGTACTAGAAAATGCCAGTGCTATAAAGAAGTGGTTGACAGCGGTTGAAGCCTATGGTTATAATCTAGCTTTAGAAGGTTGTGAGATTCCGAGACATAAATTAGTATTAGGTGGCCGAGCCACCCGAAAATGGATTAATGAGAGTAAAGTTGCAGAAGAATTACAGAGCAAATATGGCCTCGACATATTCGATATTAAACTCAAGTCTCCGGCCCAGATGGAAAAGTTAGTCGATGACAAGGAGGTTGTGCAACAATATGTAATGGTGCCAGAAAAGAAACCAGTGTTGGTTTCGGACACCGATAAAAGAGAGCCTTACAATTTAGGCAACGAGTTAACAAGCGTAGTAGATTAAGGAGATTTAAATGGCAAAACAAAGTTATAGAAATAATGTTATCACCCCAGAGGCTAGACTTTCGTACCCCTATGTGGTCGATCAGTTAGTCACTCAAATTGATGGGCGTGTTGTTGAGAAATGGTGTGTAGACTTGTTGTTTTCTAAAGACACCGACTTGTCCGCATTAGACAACATCGTTAAAGAGCTAATAAAAGAACAGTGGCCGGATGCTACACCGCAGCTAGTTAAGAAAATCCGAACCCCCTTTAAAGATGGGAACGACAAATTGGATAAAGAGGGTAATGTTAAACCCGGGTACCATGACACTATTTTTATCACCATTGATACTAAACGATCAGCTCCCGTTTTAAGAGCCGCTAATGGCGAGCCCATGACTGCCGACCAAGGCCGTGAGGAAATTTACGGTGGTTGTTACGGTCGCGCGTTAGTTAACGGCGGGACTTATGACCACATGGGCAACAAGGGCGTTAAGTTTTATCTATCCGCTTTGCAAAAAACTCGTGACGGAGAACCGTTGGGCGAGGGCAGCACAACGTCCGAGCAAGTCGATAGACTTATGGACGCGTTTGGCAAGCAAGAGGACGCAACAGATAACTCAGATTTGTTGAGCTAGGGCGCACTCATGCTATATATCGACTTCGAAACAAGGTCGTATTGCGACCTAACAGCCAGTGGTTCGTGGCGATACGCACAAGACCCAACAACCGAGATCTTGTGCATGGCCTACGCTTTCTCAGATACTGAGCCTAAACTAGTAATAGGCTCAGAGCTGCCAGATATAGTAGCCTTGCACATTGATATGGGTGGGATCGTTGAGGCGCACAATGCCATGTTTGAGCGAGCACTCTGGGAATCTATATGCGTAAAGAAATATGGATGGCCAGAGATAAAGCCAGAACAATGGCGATGCTCCGCAGCATTGTGCGCCCGATGGGGCGTACCCCGAGATTTGAAGACAGCTCCCATGGCCCTAGGGCTACAAGAAAATAAAGACACCGAAGGCCGGGCAATCATGCTTCAACTCAGTAAGCCCCGAAAGACTAAAGACGGGCTTGCCTATCTCGAGGACGATACTAAACTCAAGAAGCTGTACGACTATTGTTTACAAGACGTTCGTACTGAACGAGCAATCAGCCACCACTTCACCCAAGACTTTGGGTTTGAAAAAAAAGTGTGGGCGTTGGACCAGCGCATTAATTACCGAGGCGTACCCGTTGATCGACAAGGTGTGGAGAACGCACTAGAGCTACTCGCCCTATACGCCGAACAGCTTGATAAAGAAGCCAAAGAAATAACCGGCGGTATCGCCGTAAGCCAACGAGATAAATTAATAGAGTGGGCCAACGAGCGCAGTGTCGGTTTGCAGTCATTGACTAAAGAGGCCGTGGCCGATTGCCTCGATTGGGTGCAAGATAAAGAAGTCCGGCGCGTTTTGGAGATTCGGTCGCAGTATAAAACTTCAACCGCCAAGTACCAACGGTTGCTATCCAGTATGTCAGAGGGCGATCGTATCCGAGATGCGTTTGTTTACTATGGCGCACTCACCGGACGATGGGCTGGCCGCTTGGTTCAGTTCCAAAATTTACCAAAAGGTTCCGTTGCGTCCGATCAGATCGACGACGTGGTGGATTCTGTGGTTAAAAAGGATATTGCCAAAATAAACGCACACGAGGTTGCCCCTATGTTGCAATTATCTAGTTGCATTAGGGGTATGATAGCCGCCCCTAACGGGAAGTCTCTATATGTGGCGGATTTCGCCGCTATTGAAGCTCGGGTCGTTTCGTGGCTTGCAAATTGCAATTTAGCGTTGGATCAATTTAAAAAAGGAGAAGATTTGTATGTTACCATGGCCGCCAAAATATATAATGTTACAGAAGCCGAGATTACCAAAGCCCAGAGGCAGCTGGGTAAGGCGGCTATTCTTGGGGCTGGTTACGGTATGGGCCATAAAACTTTTCACCGGACCTGTGCGTCGTGGGGCATGGAGGTCTCGGAGGAGTTAGCCCAGTCCGCCATTGCCACGTACCGCTCCGTGTATAGTGAGATTCGGGATTTGTGGAGACACACTGAGTTGGCTGCTACAAACGCCATTCGGTATGGTAAGCCTGTGACAGCGGGGAAGGTCACATGGTTTATGCACGACGGTAATTTACATTGTAAGTTACCGAGCGGTCGGAGCTTGACGTATCGTAAAGCTAGGCTCCGAGCTAAGGAAACTCCATGGGGTGGTGAGAGCTATGAGCTTGTGTACTATGGTTCCCGAGAGAAGGGGGCCAAGTGGGTTGAGATAGACACGTACGGTGGGAAGCTAGTG